GTATAACCGCCTCACCGGCACGTCGCCATACCCCACAACTAGGAGGCTGTGCCGTGGGAAACCGTATACGAGTCAGTGACTCACCTACCTTGACCGGCTACAAAGCTGGTGTCTCGAGTACAACCCCTTCGTATGAGACTCATTGGTTTGAGCGCTCAATATGCGAAGAGGACGTACTCCCCGGAGATGGCAACTACTTCAATGTTCGCCATCTCAAGACGTTAGGTAAGTGGTTCACTGGAGTAGACGGTAATGGCCGGTTTGACCAGTGGGTTCCTACTGCTTTTCGGAATCCCACTCAGTACACCGGTCATGCCACGGTCTCAGGCAGACCTTCGAACTCCGCCCTCGCTACCGAGCTTTTGGCCAAGACGAATCCTTCGCGCGCCAATGTCGACATTCCTGTCTTCATTGCCGAGCTTAAGGATCTTCCTGACTTAGTTCGGAAATCGGGTGGTTCACTGATCCGTCAGTGCGCAGATGCGAACTTACGTTATCAGTTCGGACTTCGTCCCCTGATAGGTGATCTTACCAGCATGCTTAACTGGAGTCAACTTGTTGACAACCGAGTTAAGGAGCTGGAAGCCCTTCATTCAGGGGGTCTGCGAAGGAAGCGAACTCTTTTCTCTGGGGTTGGCCTCTCCTCTAATAGTTTCATTCCGGCAGAATCAGGATTCGCATCCTGCAACTATCGGTCTAATACTATTACGAGAGAGAGGGACTGGGGTTTTGTTCGCTGGTATCCAGACGAACTTATCCCGCTTCCCAAGGGAAATGAGAAAATACGCAGCCAGGCTCGTAGAGCAGTTTTCGGCCTCACTATTGATGCCGTCACTGCTTGGGAATTAATTCCCTTCTCCTGGCTCATCGACTGGTACTCTTCGGTTGGGGATTATCTCCAATCGAAGCGTAACATTGTAGGTGCGCATCCTGGTCCTGTACTGATAATGCAGGAGCGGAATTCAACCCTACAGTTCACGAGGACGGCTTATGATACGTCTGGTGGCAAAACTGGAAAGTTTGCCCCAGAGGTTATCTATAAGACGAACCTTGAGAAGACTCGATGGCGTATCGCTTCCCCTTCTATCACCGCCAAACTGCCCTTCCTTTCTGGAAGGCAGCTATCGATCCTGGGGTCTCTTGCTATCCTCCAAGGGTCGGGCAAATACACCCTTCCCAAGCGATAGCAGGATAAACCAGGAGTATGCAGCATGTTCGCCGACACCATTACGGTGACTATCAACGCAGTCGCCAAAGTCCTCACCCGCATCAACCAGGATGGTTACTCTTCGGAGTATCTACTCCGCGAGACCACTGGTGATTTCCGGTTGAAGATCCGGCACACCAACTACACCAACAAGACAAGTGGTAAGGTCATCGACCGCCACAATGTCGAGCTGGTCCAGACGGTGTACCCGGTATCGCCTGCCACGGTCTCCACGACCCGCAAGGCCTACACCGTTCTTGAGAACGAACGGGTCGACCCTGTTACGGAGTCGCTCAATTTCAACCTCGGTTTTGTTGGGTTCTTTACGAGTCCCAACATTACCAAGATGTTGAACTTGGAGTCGTGATCCCTTAGGTCGCAAGACCTACTGGATGTTTGTCCTCGTGCTGGTGTCTCTGGATCTCTTACCAAGAGGCAGAGATGAAAAGCCAGTCAACGAACACACTGCTAGCGGTCGCCTGCGGAATTCTTGAAGATATCCGCAGGGCGTATGCCTACCGTTGTGTTGAGTATGAGCGCGATCGTGCTCGCCTCACACAAGGTGCGCAAACCCGTGGACTAGCGTTCTATACGCTAGACCTACCTTCTTTGGATGCGGTACTCCTATCTCTACTCGAGACTGGAGCCGCCTCCTTTTCTGGGCCGCTTACGCGACGCAGAAGCAAGGTTGATCAGAGGCCCAGATTTCTCTGGTTCCTCTGGTCGCGGATTTGTGCGCCAGACGGTCGCTTGGCCAAGGATCCCGATCCTAATGCTATCCTTTTTCTTCGGCAACTTAGTTGCCTAGGGAAGAAGATAGTGTCAGATTGCTCCCCGAGCCGCATCGCTGCAGCTTTGGGAGAATATCATGACATCGAACGGGAACTTCCCGAACCCACCCTCGGGTGGGGACGAGACTACATCGAAGAGTTCGCGCCGTCAGAAGTTAGCTTCAAAGCTAACTTTCCGATCGGTGCTGACAGTAGTTCTGATCAAACTACTGCTCATCTCAACGATGTCCTTGGAAGACTTGATGTCGTTAGTCAAGTCTTAGTATCCGAACTTGGCTGGTTTGACTCCTTATCGGAGAATTCCAGAGAGAACGGATACTTCAAGCATGGACCTGGGGCCGTCGCTGATGCGAAGAGTCGGCACTTTAAGTACCGATTCCCGCATTGGCCGGAGAAGCTGCAGAACGTCTTTCCCTTTGATTGGTGTGGTTCTCACACCATCGACGAGTTGGACGTACCTGATCCTTCTGAACCTCCGTCAAAGCTTATCTGCGTACCAAAGACAGCTAAAGCTCCCCGGCTAATTGCCTCGGAGCCCGTAGCACATCAATGGTGTCAGCAGAAGGTTCTGACTTGGTTAGATTTCCGATTCCGCTCTACCTTAGTAGGGCGCTTCGTCGATCTAAAGGATCAGGCCTCTTCACAATCTCTTGTGAAGTCAGCTTCAAGCCTACGCGACCTCGCTACGCTGGATCTCTCTAGCGCTAGCGATCGTGTATCCTGCCGTGCCGTAGAGTCTCTATTGCGGTCGAATAGACCGCTGTTAGAGGCCTGCCACGCGACGAGGACGCGCCGCGTTTCCGACTCGATATCCTCTGAAAAGAGGGTTATTGAGATTAAGAAGTTCGCGGCGATGGGTTCGGCTCTCACCTTCCCAATTCAGTCTCTGCTATTCTTATGCTGTGCTCTGGCATCCGCCGGAGCTAGCAATAGGAAGAGCATCCTGAAACTAGAAGGTAAGGTCCGTGTCTACGGCGATGATATCATCATACCCGTAGAGGCGTACGCAACGCTCTGTGCTCTGCTTAAGCACCTTGGACTCAAGGTGAATATCACCAAGTCATTCGTGACCGGTGAATTCCGAGAGTCTTGTGGCGCTGACTTCTTCAGAGGTCACTGCGTGACTCCTGTTAAGCCAAAGAGCATAGGCGTCGACACTCCAGAGCGGTGCCAGGCTCTAGTGGACACATCAAATAACCTCTTCAAAAAAGGCTTTTGGTGTGCAGCTAGTGTCCTGGACTCGATAGCACAGAAAGCAGGTTTCCAGCTTCCTGTGATTGGTCCCGACTCTGGGGTTCCTGGCCTGGTAGCCTTTTCCGGAGAATCGTTTTCCCATCTCTCTACGAAATGGGACCCGAATCTTCAGAAGGCAAAAGTCCGAATGCACTTGCTTAACGCAGGTGCTACACGGATCAGGCAGGACGTAAAGGAGGCGCTTCTTCAGTATTTCACTGAAGAACCTGACCCACTCAGAAAGTGGTCTTCAGGAGTCTCCAAGAATCGTGTTGCTACCTTTGCACCACGATGGGTGGATGCGGATACCGTGGGTTATTGTATACCCCCACGGGTTTCCGCAAGCCAGGCTGCTTAGTTTACTAAGCTCCTAGAAGGCCG